TCAGGAGAGCCAACATGGGCAACTGGAAGACTACAACTGGGGCGATTATCGCAGGCTTGGCCACGGTGCTACAAGCTCTCGGGATCGTAGAGATACCGCCGGAAGTGCAGACAGGGATCATCTCCGTTGCGCTTTTTGTGGTTGGGCTATTTGCGAAGGATGCGACCCCAAAGGATGAGTAGCATGGCGAGGAAAAAAGTGACGGATTTTCAGCCGCAGAGGCACAACACAAACCGCCACACCCAGCGGGGCATGAGCGCGCTGGAAAAGTCCATCGAAAAAGACGGCTGGATTGGAGCGATGGGTGCAAAAGCAAAAAAAAGCCTTATCGAGCCTGTTGATCCTGATGGATTAGACCTCGATTCCCTTGATTTTTCGGGGATGGGATTTGACGACTTGGACTTCTCTATCCTTGACGATGGAGAAGCAATCGAGGATCGCAGGGACAGCGAAGAACTGGTGCAAGAGGCTGAGGAGAGCGGGGAGGATGTGTACGCGCTGGAGCGATCACAACGGAAGCTCATCAAGTATCTGGACTTCCATTACGAGCGGATTCGGAATGTTGAGGACTTGGTGGACCCGCCCAAGCCAAACGAGCAGTATCGCCTTGTCACCCAGAAGGGGTTCAACACCTTTACCTTTATCCTGTACCTGCTGAAAAAATTCAAGCACATTGATAACCTGGACATCATTACGTTCAACATGAACGAGGGGACCATCTCCGCATTGATGCACCTCTTAGACAAAGGATCAGTCGGTCACCTCCGATGTGTGATAAGCGATTCCATCAAGTTCAGGATGCCTAACCGTGTGGCCCAGTTGCGCCAAGAACACGAAGCGCGGAAGGGGACAGGTCGGTTTGATTGTGCCTTTGTCTGGAATCATGCGAAAATTGCCCTTGTAGCAATCGGGGATAATCGGTTCGTTATAGAGGGGAGCGGGAATTTCTCCAGCAACGCCGAGATTGAGCAATACATGTTCGAGAACAATCCCACCGCGTACGAGTTTCACAAGGACTGGATCAATGACGCCCTGTTCCATGATATGGGCCGCGGTGTAAGACGTGAAATTCTTCAGTAAATGCCCAAGAAACTAGATATAGACCCCAATCAGGTGCAGTTGCTCGCATCCGCCTTCTGCACGAATGAGGAGATTGCGGCCAAGTTGGGGTGTAGCCCCGACACACTCACCCGCCGTTTTGCGGACCCCTTAAAAAGAGGGCGGGACAACGCCAAGGCGAGCCTGCGGGCAAAGCAGTTCCAGTTGGCCATGAAGGGGAACGTCACACTCCTAATCTGGCTCGGCAAGCAATACCTTGGTCAATCTGACAAGGTGGACATGACACCTAGCGAAGGTCAATCACCACGGCAACATACAGTAGTTTTCAAACGACACGATGGCAAAGAAAAAAATCACTGACTTTCAGCCGCAAAAGAGGAACAGCAATAAGCATACCCAGAGAGGTATGAGCACGCTGGAAAAGTCTATCGAAAAAGATGGATGGATCGGCGCAATTACAGTAGCTGCTGACGGGGAAACATTTGATGGATCCGCTAGGATTGAAGTTGGCGCAATGCTGGCCGACGGTGTGGAGCCGATCATTGTCGAATCCGATGGGACGCGACCAGTGATCCATATCCGCAAGGACATCCAGACCGCCACCGACCCAAAAGCGAAGCGTCTCGGTGTTGCTGCGAACAGAGTGGCCCAGTTGAATCTTGATTATGATGTTGAAGAATTGGCGCGATTGCAAATTGAAGATGTGGATTTAACAGGGCTATTTACGGAAACCGAGTTCGATCTTTTGACAGATACAGGCGTTGCAACAGACCCATCAGGACACTGGCAAGGGATGCCTGAGTTTGCGCAGGATGATGTAAGCGCCCTTATAGCGTCAAGGTCAATTTTAATACCTTAGAAGACTTGCAAGCCTTTGCTAGTCTAGTAGGGCAAAATCTTACTGAGCACACAAGGTTTATTTATTACCCTAAACTAATCCAAGAATCTTACGGTAGCGTAATAGATGAATCCTGATTATCCTGTTTTTGTACCCACTAAGGGGCGTTATAAAACTCCTTATACCATTAAGGCATTAGAAAGCCGCCGTATTCCATATACTGCCGTTATAGAAAAACAAGAATATGACTTTTACAAGCCAGTTGTCAAAACGGGGTCTATTTTAGTTTTACCTCACCAGAATAAGGGGCTAACTGTTACCCGTAATTGGATTTGGGATTATGCCCAGCATGAACTGAAGACACCTTATTTCTGGACGATGGACGATAACATTAGAAATTTTTATCGCCTTCACCAAAACAGGGAATGGCGTACTGAGTCAGGTACTTTTCTAAAAGTTATTGAAGATTTCGCACAGCGTTATAGCAATTTATATATTACTGGCATGAATTATGAAATGTTCGTACCTCGTAAAGAACGTAGACCTCCTTTCACGCTTAATACCCGAATCTATTCCAATATGCTCATTAAAACAGACATCCCTTATCGCAATGTGACTTTTTACAATGATGATACTGATTTATGCCTGCGCATTCTTAAAGATGGTTATTGCACTTGCCTTATCAATGCTTTCTTAATTGATAAAATAACCACTATGCAAATTAAAGGTGGCATGACTGACTATTATGAACGCACCAATAAACGCAAAGAATTTGCCGAGGAATTACAACGCGCTCACCCTGATATTGTTAAAATTGTATGGCGTTATAATCGCTGGCATCATCAAGTAGATTATAGGCCATTCAAGAAAAATAGGTTGAAATTAAAAGAGGGCGTTAGCATCCCCGAAGGGGTAAATAATTATGGGATGAAGCTATATCAAAATGACGCAGAAATCAGTTTGTGAGATAGAGCTAAACGAGACTCAGTATGATGCGCTCGCGGCACTTAATGATGCTGCCTGCGATGTTGCTTTTTTGATCGGTGGGATCGGATCAGGAAAAACGTTTTTATTGGCGGCTGCCTTAGAAAAATATGCAAATGAACTACCGTACAGTCTCGGACTTTTAACCGCTCCAGTTTTTGACCAGCTAAATAACAGCACGGTTCCGCCAATCGTTAGCGCGTTGGAAGATATGGGAGTAATTGAAGGAGTTGATTTTGTGATCGGTCAAGCTCCAGCATCATGGGGGGTAATCCCGTACCAAAAACTGCGTAAATACAAGGTGATGACGTGGAGAAATGGGACTACTGTAATCCTTGATGGATCAGACAATTTCAGGAAACACAAAGGGCTTGAATTGGATTTTATCCTTGCTGACGAAATCCAATTTCTAAAGCCCGGATCACTTGAATTGTACATCGGTCGCTTACGTGGCAAGGCTACAAAAGCTGCTGGTAAAAGGTCAAAGATGCTCGGCGTGGGGAATCAGCCTGAGGACCCGTATCAGGTGGAGCGGTGGGAAGGTATTGAGCGAGTAAGGGTCTTTGAAGCTCCAACGCAGGAAAACACCAGGAATCTGCCGAAGCATTACATCAGCAATTTAGCGGCTATTTATGATGATGTTACTTACCGTAGGGAGGTACTCGGTGAGCGTGTCCCATTGGGTGAGATGCTGGCGGCATACAATTTCCGCCACGACCTTAGCCCGTTGGGGAACCTCGTTGACCAGCCATTTAACCCAAAAGCCGACGCATGGCTAACGTGCGATTTTAACGCCAGTATGCTGCGCCCGATGTCATGGTTTTTGATCCAAAAGAATCAGCAGGGAGCAGACGTTGTAGTGATGGAGTTTGTCAACCGAGCAACAAGCACTGAGAGCCAGTCCATTGCCGTTGCTGAGTATCTGACAGAGCAAGGCTTCCAGTCAAAGCTGTTTGTGCGGGGTGATGCTACCGGAGGGGATAGGGCAAGAAACAGCGCAACAACCCGATCTGATTACGAGGTCATGCGCTCCGAATTGAAAAGCACGAAGTGGCAATACATGGGGGAGAATACGCGCAGGACAAAGCGAGTAAAGGACCGCATAAGGGCACTTACCAGCCGCATAGAAGCGAGTGATGGCAGTAGGAGGCTGTATATATCCCCTAAGTGCAAAAAACTCTTAGAATCAATTAAGCGATGCCGCTGGGCTGAGAACGGCATTGAGCTTGAAAGCGACAAATTCGAGGATGCTATAGCAGCCCTGAGTTACTACTGCTACTACGAATACCCTGTACATCATGGGCAGCCAACATTTTTGCACCGATAATCATGGCAAAATCATTTGACCTCGCACAAGCCCCTGCGGACTACTGGTT